GAAAAAGCAACGCGGAGGCCAGTAATAAAATTTGAAAAATGGGAAAACGAAACGCACCACACACGGAACCGGAAAAAAAGCTACCGGAAAACCTGACCCCACCACAAGGTAAATCGCAAGAATACCACACGTTTTTTTTCCGTGTTGTAGAAATCAGCCGCGCACTTGGTTGCGATTCCTGGACCGATCTTGATTCAGTCATTGAATTATGCAACACCTGGGAAGAGGTACAGCACCTTCGCTCGGAAATTGTCCGCGAAGATGGCAGCATGGAAATTGTTGTGTATCATGGAAAGACGGGCGAACCGTCAATGAATCCAAAGTACCGAGCCTTGATGTTGGTCCGGGCGCATTATTTCAAAATGCTTAACGACTTCGGCATGACACCCCGCGCCCGGGCTTATGTTAACGATCAAAACAAATCACCACAGAACAAGCTGGCTCAATTGTTGGGCGGTTTAGATATTAAAGATCTGGAAGTATGACACCAGCAAACGTAAGCACAGGAATAAATTATGCGCAGGATGTTGCAACCGATAAAATACTGTCATGCGTTCACTTGAAGAATGCCGCGCTGAAGTTCTTGCGCGAACTGGAAATTGAACCTGAGGGGTATAGCTTCAGCCGGAAGCACGCGGCCAAAACGCTGGCATTTATTCAACACCTGAAACACACTAAGGGCCACACTGCCGGAAACCAATTCTACCTGGAACCGTGGCAAGCCTTCATCATAATCAACTTGTTCGGCTGGGTGGACCATGAAGGACTTCGACGATTTACAAAAGCCTACATTGCCGTACCTCGCAAGAATGGAAAATCGACATTGGCGGCGGCGGTAATGCTTTACTTTCTTTGCGCCGATGGCGAACCAGCGGCGGAGTGCTACACAGCTGCCACAAAAATGGAACAGGCAAAAATTATTTGGGAAGAAGCCTACCGCATGGCTCAAGATTCGCCGATAATTTCAGAAGAAATCAAGTACGCGAATTCCGACCGGATAAAATATCTGAAGTATGAGCGCTCAGAATTAAAGCCGCTGGTAAGTGAAGACAAAACATTGGACGGCTTAAACCCTCATGCAGTAGCTCTTGACGAATACCATGCACACCGTAACGACAATCTTTTTAACGTGCTGCTGACGGGCATGGGCGCGCGCCGGCAACCGATGATGTTTACAGTAACCACAGCGGGCTTTGATAGAAACAGCCCCGCGCTGAAATACCAGCGTTATTGCGAGAAAGTATTGAACGGCCAGATCGAAGACCCCAACACCTTTGCCGCTATTTGGACAATTGACCAGGCTGATGATTGGGCCGACCCGTCTGTATGGCAGAAAGCAAACCCGAACTGGGGCGTATCTGTATTTCCGAAAAAGCTGCACCAAGATTTCCGGGAGGCTCAAGAAATGGCCCATAAAGAGGTTGAATTTAAAACAAAGTACCTGAACATCTGGACAGACAGCGCGGTAACATGGATACCCGACGCAAAGTGGATGGGCGGCGCTGAACCATTGCCTACCGATGATGAACTGAGCCAATACCCATGCTACGGCGGTTTGGACTTGGGCAGCACATCTGACTTCAACGCCTTTGTCCGGGTGTGGCAAGGCCCGGAAAAAATATACGTGAAACCTATGTTCTGGCTACCGGAGGAAACAATTGAAAACCGACGCGACGCAACAGGTACACAGATACGCCAATGGGTACAGGATGGGTTAATTATTCCAACACCGGGAAATGTTACAGATTATAGATACATAGTGAAGCACATTATGGAAACAATAAACAGCGCACAGATTGAAAGCATAGCCTTTGACCGCTGGAACGCAACGCAACCGGTAGCCGAATTGATGGACAGCGGGGTAAAGATGGCACCATTTGGACAGGGCTACGGCTCGATGAGCGCACCGACCAAAGAGGTCGAGCGCATGGCAAAGAAGGGCGCAATTATTCACGGCGGAAATCCTGTGTTGCGCTATATGATGGGTAACGTACTTTTGACCAAAGACCCGGCCAATAACGTGAAAATAGATAAGGCTAAATCAGGCGATAAGGTGGACGGCCCTGTGGCTATGGTTATGGCCATAGGCGAAATGATGGATGCTCAGTTGCAGGACAAGGAGGCTGATTTTGTTGTTTTTTAAAAACCTATGGATTCGGGAGGTGTTCTTTGCCAGGTACGAAGAGCACCTGCGCACCGGAGTAAGCCAACGGCAGGCTTACTACCTGACCGAAGACGAGTGCGAGGCGCAGAACCAGCGCACCCGCTACGCCGACTTTGAAAGCTTTAGGCAGTGCTACCATAGATACAATAAAAATTCCAGAAAAAAGTAAACAAAGTTCACAGCACCACCGATAATACGGGCGCAAATTTGACCCGTGCGAATAGCTGGGCTGGAGATTACCCGTCAGCGGAGTGGTACATCCACTACCGAGCGCAGGAGTAATGGGTACGCCGACCAGCTGATAAGGGCTGCTTACGATGCCGTGCGCGGTATCTTTGGCGGCACATCAATCGCTGTAAACCCCGACACGGCGCTGAGATTAGCTGCCGTGCATTCCTGCATACGGGTGAAGGCTGACAGCCTTGCAACCATGCCGCTAAAACTTTACACCGTGGATGCACAGGGCCGCAGAGTTGCTTATGAAAATCCCCTGTATCAGCTGATTCAGGAACCGAATGAGATGCAGACCCGCTTTCAATTCATCAAGTGGGTAAGCGCTCAATTGGATATTTCCGGAAATGCTTTTGTAAAAATTTACCGCGATCCAGCTACCCAGCGCCCAATTGAATTGGAACCAATCCATCACAGCAGAGTAACGGTAAAGGTGGCTGATGAGGTGGTGTTTTACCATGTTCAGGGCGAAGATGAAGCCGAACCAATACCGGCAACCGAAATGCTGCACTTCAAAGGCTTGTGTTACGATAGCGCGGTTGTTGGTATGTCACCGATTGCAATGCACGCTACCAGCTTGGGCATTAATTTGAGCGCCGAAAAAGCCAGCGCGCAGTTTTACGGCAAAAACGCTTCATTAAAATGGGTCATCACCTACGGCTCAAAGCAGCTTGACCAGGAAGCATCTGGAAAACTCAAAGAAAGTTTCAACAAAGTTCTGGATGGCTCAGACCCGGCAACCGTGCTACCTCATGGCAGCGAATTAAAACAACTTAACCTTTCACCGCAGGAGGCGGAATACTTGCAAACCCGCAGCTACGGCGCCAAAGACATTGCCCGTATGTTCGGTGTTCCAGCCTACATGATAGGCGCCGATGAAGGCGGCATTAAATCTTCAGTAGAACAGCAGGCTCAAGACTTCTACGTCCAGACCATGCTTCCTCTCGTGGTCATGATGGAGGAAGAATTGAAACGCAAGCTGCTCCGGGAAGATGAGAAAGGCAGCTACTATTTTAAGTTTCAATTTAATTCTTTGCTTCGGGCGGACAGCAAGAGCCGGGCAGAATTTTATAACATTGGCATACGCGGCGGTTGGCTATCCCCTAACGACGCGCGCAAGTTCGAGGATATGGACTTGTTGCCCGATGGCAACACAACATATACCGAATCCAACCTGGTGCCATCCGACATGATGCGCCCTTGGATTCAATCAAAAATCGACGCAGCCCCACATGCTGCCACGCAAACAAATAACCCAGATGGAAACAACTAACCCAACTATAGAGCGCCGATCAATAACAGGCACCGTGCAACTTCGCATGGCCGAAGGTCAGGACTGGCCCGAACAGGTCGAAGGCATTGCAGCCGTGGTGAACGAGCGCACAGATATTGGCTGGTTTGAGGAAGAAATCGCCCCCGGCGCATTTGATATAGCTCTGACAAATTCAGATATTCGCGTGCTGGGCAACCATGACCCCAACATAGTGCTGGGCCGCAACACGTCCGGCACCGCGAAAGTATGGGTGAACGAATTAGGCCAGCTGGCTTATAGCTTTACGCCCGATAAAGAAAACCCAACGCACGTTAGTTGGGTACGCTCCATCCAGCGTGGTGACATTAATCAGAGCAGCTTTGCCTTCACCATACAGCGCACCGAATGGCTGCACAGCGATAAGTATGGCGAGCATGGCGCAAGGCGCATTCTTGAAGTTCGCGCTTTGTATGATGTAAGCCCCGTGACTTACCCAGCCTATTCCGGCACCAGCATTGCCGCTCGCGACATGGAGGCAATTAAGCAAGAAAGGGCCGCAATTCAGGCCGAATCCGACATAGCCGCAAAGGCTGCGCAGGCTCAAATCGAAGCAAAAAACCAAATCAAACAAACCCTAATTGACACTATAAAATGAAAGCACTAAAAGAAAAGCGCGAAAAGCTGGCCGACCTCCGCACGGAGTTGTCTGCATTGCTGGCTGCTGATAGCCTGAGCGCGGAGCAAATCACCCGCACCGCTGAAATCACCGAAGAGGTGAACAAGCTGAACGCGGAAATCGACACCTTGGAAACCGCCCAGCGCGCTGCCGCTGCCGCTGCACCTGTTGCCCCTGTGGTACATGGAACTTCCGGCGAAAGCAAAGACGAAAGAAGCGTGCGCGAAAACTTCAGTTTCCGCAACCTGATGAAGGCTGCACTGGAAAAGCGCAACCTGACAGGACTTGAAGCAGAGATGCACAAGGAAGCCGTGAACGAGTTGCGCCATGCAGGCGTAGCAACTTCAGGTTCTGAATACCTGATTCCTAAGATGGTGTTCCATCGTGGAATGACGCAGAAAGGCGCTGAGAAACGCGCATCTGCCACCGGAGGATCCAACGGAAGCGATGGCGGAGTTAACGTGGCCACCAACGTAGGCGGCATCATAGACGCGCTTTCCCCTTACTTGGTCTTGGCCCAGATGGGCATCCAACGATTTGACGGCCTTATTGGCAACTTGGTTCTTCCCCGCAACACCTCGACCCCAGAGGCTGCATGGGAAACTGAAACCGGCGCCGCCAACGATTTGAACCCAACATGGGGCAAAATCACGCTGTCGCCCAAGCGCCTTGCCGGTTACATACCAGTGACCAGCCAGCTGATGGTTCAAAGTTCAAACGATATTGAAAACTACATCCGCCAATACCTGCTCTCTTGCATGGCTGTTTCTTTGGAAAAAGCCGCCATCAAAGGTGGTGGTTCCAACGAGCCTACCGGTATTATCGGTAACTCTGACGTGCTTGTAACTTTTGCCGGCAACGCTGCCAGCAACAGCACCAACGCCAACGGAGCCAACCAGGTGTATGCTGACTGGGTGAACCTGATGAAGAAGGTGATGGAAAACAATGGCACCCTGCTTGCTCCAGCCTACTTGACCAACCCCACCGTATTGGGTGACGCTATGATTAGGCCCAAGCAGTCCAGCGGTGTCGAGGGTAACTTCATCGTTACCAACCCTGCACTGGCCCCGACCGGTTACAGCTTGAATGTTACCAGCTGCGTACCTTCCAACGGAAGCAAGGGCACCAGCAGCGACCTGAGCTCACTGATTTTCGGCGACTTCAGCAAGCTGGCAATCGCAAGCTGGGGCGGTATGTCAATCTTGGTCGACCCATACAGCAGCAGCCTGAGCGGAACTACTAACATCGTGTTGAACAGCTTCGTGGACGTAGGCGTACTTCAGCCTAAGTCTTTCGCAGTGTGTAAAGACATCGACGCTACCACACCGGCCTAATAAGGCCACACAACACACAGCCTGATTGGTGATGTGTGTGTTGTGTTGGGGCGGGCAGAGGGACTGCCAACAGGGAACACCGATGTTCCCCGCCCCAGCTAAAAGTTATGATAAAAGTCAAGTTTATCAAGCATCCGGCTGGCTTAAATTATGTCTACAATGTAGGCGATGTAGCGGTTTTGCCGAAAGCAAACGCAAAACAACTGCTCGATGCCGGCATGGTGGCAATTATTGCCGCTGAAGAAATCGAGAAAGCCGAATCAAAAGCAAAACCCGAAAAGCGCATCCGAAAGTGATTCAAAAGGTAAACAGCATCATCCACCAGGCGACTTCCTACATCAGCATCAGCGATGTTAAGGAACATTTGCGCGTCATCAATACCGATGAAGACGCATACATTGCCGGTGTACTTGATGCTGCTTTTGACATTGCGGAAAATTTCATCGGCAGCACAATCAGGCTTGCCAACTGCCAGCTGGAAATGGCCGACTTTAAAGAAGCCATAACCAATTTTTACGGCAAACCGCAAAGCCTAACTGCGGTAAAGTATTACGATACGGCCAATACTTTGCAGACATGGCCGGCTGCGAATTACAGCGCACAGCTTCAGCGTGACCGCCTGCGGTTTTTTTGGCACACCATCACCCCCAGCGTAAACGACG